TTATCTTAATCGTGTAGTATTTTTGAAAAATCTAGGATCTAAACAGTGAATATATTCGTATTGGCTGACTCACCAGAAGAGTCTGCAGAAATGCACTGTGATAAGCATGTCTGTAAAATGATGATAGAATATGCTCAGATGTTATCTACAGCTCATCGTGTTCTTGATGGTGATGAGGTAATATCTGAGTCTTTGTATAAAGTGGCTCACAAGAATCATCCTTGTACGATATGGACTCGTACAAATAGGAGTAACTACTTGTGGCTATTTCGTCTATGGAAAAATCTTTCTATGGAATATACTGAGAGATACGATAGACTACATTTGTCTTGGACAAAATTAAATTTGTATCTGCAGTTTCACCCAAGAAATATTCCAGAAGGTGAATTGACAGAACAACCTCAATGTATGCCTGATTATTGTAAAGATGAAGAGGATGTGGTTAAGGCTTACAGAAACTACTACATAAATGAGAAGAGTAAGTTTGCTGTATGGAAACACGCCAGTCAACCAGATTGGTTTATGGAAGGAAATTATGCCAACGTATGATTATAGATGTGATAATTGTGGTTATTGTTTTGAAGCATTTCAAACCATAGCAAATAGAAAAGTACCAGAAGGTAGATGTATGGAATGTAATGATGGGGATGTTCGTCAGGTAGTTGGAACTCCTTATTTTGCATATGATAATATTGCATCCAAGGGGCATCCTAAAAAGACTCCCGATTGGATGAGGGATAAATTGAAAGATATTAAGAAAACTCAGCCTGGAGCAGACTTTACAATTCCTGGCTAACTGAAAGTCGTAATGAAACAATTTAATTATGTAGGTAATGAATTACAAGATCTAAAAACTGAAAATCATGAAGGGAAAAGATTCTATGTCACTCCTGAAGGCAATAAGTTCGTTAGTATTACCTCGCTACTCGGTAACCTTTCAAAACAATCAATTATCGAATGGCGAAGGCGCATTGGAGAAACCGAGGCCAACAAAATTAGTAGACAGGCCTCATCGCGTGGAACCCGCGTACATAATATCTGTGAGTCGTATGTCAAGAACCAAGACGGAATACTAGACAATGCACTACCAGATGCAATCGAGATGTTCAATTCTATTCAACCTCTTTTGGACAGAATAGATAATGTGCATGTTATTGAAGGTGCTCTATATTCAAATGACCTTGGTGTTGCTGGAAGAACAGACCTCATAGGTGAGTTTGATGAGAAGTTGTCAGTTATTGATTACAAAACTTCTCGTAAAAGAAAAAAATGGGATATGTGTCATGGTTATTTCATGCAAGGTGCTTTCTATGCTCATGCATATGAAGAACTTACTGGAATACCCATAAATGATTTGGTGATAATTATGGCAGTAGAAAGTGATAAACCACTGCTGTTTAGAGAGACAAAAGATAGGTGGCTGGAGCCACTGAAACAAGTGATTACTAAATATTCATGATACTGATGATGCAATTGGATAGCAGTTAAGACCTCGGTTCGACTCCGAGCATCTCCACCATAGGAGCATCAGATGGACGCACAAGAAATTACTATAGCATTTGCCATATTTGGAATTGTTGTCTTGGTTATTTGGGGTTTAAATTTTGTGCTCGTATGATGGGGATGTCAGGGAATTCGATTGATTGTGACGGCAGTTGGGGAGGTATCCAACATAGGTACAGTTGTAAAAAAGTCCACTAAACATAATCGCAAATAACAACGATTATATTTCTGCATCGGAATATTACGCTCTTGCAGCGTAACTGATAGCCGAGTTGTGGCCGTCACTTGGGAACAGAAGCACGGTCAGCTACACTAGAAAGGAACTATGGCTGGAACTGAGAATCAACCTACTACATCTAATCAAATTAGACTTACAAGGGATAGGTTTGAAAAAGATATACAAAAAGGTGACAGACCACCTTGGTACTTGATTCCAGAGAGATATGAAGCAAGACATGGGAGACAATGGGCCTATTACGATTTACCATACGGGGCTGGTCGATGTAAAGTGTCTTGGGAAACAGGACAATTTAATTTTGAATGGAGTTGAATGGCAGAATATGCATTGGAAGAACCTTGTGAATTTATCTATAGAATTAAGGCAGTTACAAAAGTAGTAGATGGTGATACAGTAGATTGTGTATTTGATTTGGGATTCGATGTGATGTTTCATAGTCGAGTCAGACTCTTGGGTATTGATACACCAGAGTCAAGAACAAGACATAAGAATGAAAAAATCTACGGCAAACTGAGTAAGAAAAAATTAAAAGAATGGGTACATTGGGCTGTAGAATCAGATAGAGATGATATTGACATTGAACTGAGATGTCCAGAAGAAGATTCCAGAGGTAAATTTGGCAGAATCCTTGGAGAACTTTGGGTACATTGTGGTGAAGAAGATCATCAATACTATGGATGGACAAATGTAAATAAATGGATGTGTGAGAGTGGTTATGCTGTTGGTTATACTGGACAGAACAAAGACGATGTTAAGGACGAACATTGGAAGAATAGACAACTGTTAGCAGAACAGGGAGTGCAAGAACTGCTACAATGGGATGAGGACTAGTATGGCAATTAAGATTCCAAAGAATCTCAAATCAGCAAGAGAGGATAGAAAAGACGATGGAAAGGTAAATACCAGCGTTGAAATGGTTAACGCTTCGGAAGAAGCATTGTGGGAGAAGAACCCTGTGGAAGCTCTAAAATATGAAAGAATAGAAACAAGAAAGAAGATGAATTGGATTGCACGATTCACTCTTTCTTTGATTGTGTCAGGAACCTTTTTGGTTTTGTTATACTTATTATTTTTTACAGATCTCAAAGATGGACATAGGGATCTAATCAATATTCTTGTTGGTGCTTATGTTGGTGTGTTGGCCAAATCAACAGACTATTGGTTCAAGGACAAGGAAGATGCCGAAGACAAAGAATCGGCACAGTTACATACAAACGGAGAAGGTAATGTCTGATTTTAATGATTTTGGGTTTAGTACTGTAAGTGAAGACGAATATAAAGCACAACAAACTCAAACAGTAGACACAGCAAAAGAAGTAGTATCAACGGCCACTGCCAGTATGAAGCCTGAGTTGGAAAAGATTGAATCCAAAATTGCAGGTCTTACTGATAGTATGAGGGTATTGAGTGATGAAATGTCTGACCGCAAGGAAGAACTCAATGACAAGTGGAGTGTCAGAATGAATGAGGTAGAAGATTTGATTCTTCCACTTCTTCAGAATCTTGCAAAAGATGGTGATAAAAGAGAATGGATTAAGTGGCCAAACAGAACTGATATTTTAAACAAACAAATAGATGCAATAAAAGCAGTAACAAGGGGAGACTTTTGAGGTGAATAGCTATGGCGTATGATAACAAAGTTATAGATCATTACGAGAATCCAAGGAATGTGGGTTCATTAGATAAAGAATCAGAAGATGTTGGCACGGGGTTAGTTGGAGCACCTGAGTGTGGTGATGTTATGAAGCTCCAAATTCAAGTTGAGGACAACAGGATAGTCGATGCCAAGTTCAAGACATTTGGATGTGGATCTGCTATTGCCAGTTCCAGTTTGGCAACAGAATGGGTCAAGGGTAAATCCATTGATGATGCTTATAAAATTCAGAACACTGAGATCGTAGAGGAATTATCTCTACCCCCTGTTAAGATTCACTGCTCGGTCTTAGCAGAAGATGCAATCAAAGCAGCAATTGAGGATTATAGAAAAAAGAATGATTTTTATTGATTAACCTTTATACGAAAGTTTGTTATGGCAAGTGATGATTCCAAGAAAGAGGTTAATAATATAGATGATGCAGGTTATCATCTTATGTTTGATGATGTCACAATGTCTTCAGCCCAATCTGCCATTGAGTGGATTATGGAGACAAATCTTACCACTGATAAAAAACATGATGAGTTGAATCTTGTTATTTGTTCTCCTGGCGGGGAACTACCTGCATGTTTTGCACTTATTGATGTCATGCGAGGTTCAAGTATTCCAATAAGGACTACTGGACTTGGTATGATTGCATCATGTGGTCTTCTTCTATTCATATCTGGTACAAAGGGTAGAAGAATTTTAACACCGAATACATCAATACTTTCTCATCAATTTAGTTGGGGAACGTATGGTAAGGAACACGAACTCTTTGCAGCACAGAAAGAGTATGACCTTACAACAGCCAGAATGTTAGAGCATTATAAGAAATGTACTGGTTTGACTGATGATAAAATTCGGAAATACCTTCTTCCACCACAAGATGTGTGGTTGGATGCTAAGGAGGCTAAGAAACTAGGAATTTGTGATGAAGTAAAGGAGCTCAATTAATGCCATTACAGACACAAACATCAAGTGAGTTTTTCACTAAGATTACAGAGATAGTCAATAGGACGAAACTCAGTTATATGGATGCCATTCTACATTATTGTGATCAGAACGGAATGGAACCAGAGACTGCGGCCCAGTTGGTCAATACCAAACTCAAGGCCCAGATAAGGGAAGAAGCTGAAGTACTCAACTTCCTACCTAAGACTGCCAAGTTACCGATATAGGTTACTTGACAAAACTAATATATATGGTATAATAATTTTATACGTTGTTAATACATTGCACATTCTAATAAGGAGTATATATGTCGTTTGCAGATATGAAGAAACGTAGTAAAACAGACCTTTCATCTCTAATCAAAGAGACTGAAAAAATTTCCAATCCAAATTCATTTGCAGATCGTGACGAAGGTTACTGGCGTCCAGAGTTGGATAAGTCAGGTAACGGATATGCCGTTATCCGATTTCTTCCAGCACCCGATGGAGAAGAACTCCCTTGGGCACGTATCTGGAATCATGGTTTCCAAGGGCCAGGTGGCTGGTATATTGAGAACTCTTTGACTACTCTTGGTCAAAAAGATCCAGTGAGTGAACATAACTCACAACTTTGGAACTCTGGGATTGAGGCAAACAAAGAGGTTGCCCGTAAACAGAAACGTAGGTTGAACTACACTTCTAATGTCTACATCATCAAAGATCCTGCTAATCCTCAGAATGAGGGTCAGGTCTTTATGTATCGTTATGGTAAGAAGATCTTTGATAAGATCAACGATCTCATGAATCCAGAGTTTGAGGATGAGTCACCAGTAAATCCATTTGATTTATGGAGTGGTGCCAACTTTAAGATGAAGATTCGTAAGGTTGAGGGATATTCCAATTATGACAAGTCGGAGTTTGATTCTCCTTCTACACTTCTGGATGACGATGAGCGTCTGGAAGAGATTTGGAAGTCTCAAAGGTCACTCAAAGAATTGGTAAGTGAAGATAAGTTCAAGTCTTATGATGAACTGAAGTCTAAGTTGGATCGTGT